AGAAATTAGCAAAGTAACGTCTATACAATATCGTAAATTCCATTGGCAAAACAGTAATAGTACGAGTCTTACAAATTCTATTATCAGGCCACAAAGCTGGATGGACTTTTCCATATAATTCTGTAACTTGTTCTGATGTTAAACCATAGGCTTTACCGACTGGGCGCAACTCATCTTTCATAACTTCCATCATAGAGAAAGGTGGAACTTCTCTTTTCTTAAAATATCTTTCAAAGGTTGCGCATGATTCAACTAAACGGGAATCCATATAAACTAGATCACCATCTTCGTCAAATTCAATAAAATCTTTCTTTCCTTTCTTTGTTCTCAAATGCACCCAAGGTAAACCGGGTGAAGTATTAGTGTCAATGTGGCGCATTGTTTCATCACCTTCACATGCCTCAATAACGGAGAGAACACGAGGCTTATTGATCTTGTATTTATAATATTCAGAGATCTCACGAATAGCTTGATCTAAGAACATCCTTGGAATAGCTCGCATTGAATCACGACCATGTTTATTAATGGAATTGGCCGCAGGATCACCACAAGCTTCCGGTTGTGAAGCTGACAAAACAGCAGGGACACGTTTAACAGGTAAATACTTGAACATAATAGTACGTTCAAATTCTGTCTTTCCACTCTGAGAACATCTACATGGTTCAGGTACAGAACCAACAATTTCCAAATGTGGTTGTATAATAGAACATGTAGCTTCACTAGGCATTTCAGGGTCACAATAAATTGGTCCATTAAAACGGGGAATTTCAAAATTAGATATTAAATCAACCAAAGTTTCACGTGAAATAACAGAGAAAAATGATTTTCCAGCTTCCCGGAAAGATTGGAAGCCGGCTATTGTAGGCGAATTTTCATTAACATTACAAACAAGGATAGGAGAACCAGAAACACCAACATTCACAAATGAATCTAAAACTCCAATTTGGGCGATCTCAACACTAGAACCAAGTAATGTTACAGTTCTACCTTTCTGCATATGATCATAAGGACACTCACCAAATTCTAAATCGCCACGTACTGTTCTAGTTATTATAACAGCACTTTCCATCTTTTCAGCATCTAATTGTGCAAGAGTCTTAATATATTTAATACGATCTCCCCAATCAGGGAAATCAGTACTATATACAATAGCACTATCACATCCTCTTACATGGGTAATATTAAGATGGTCAATCTCAAATCCATATTTCACACCGGGACTAATATCAACAGATAACCAAAATTTAACTTTTGGTTGGGTCTTAATCTGTTTAACAGCATGCCATGGAACAAGCAAGCAACGGTTATAAACCTTAAAACCTTAATCCAGAACATTCACGTTACAACGAACTACACCATGTTGTAACTTTTGTGCAATATTATTATATGTGAATGAACTCTTTCCTCCTTTATTAGCGAAGATGGAACTCGCTC